TAACAGCCGGCGCGCACCCCGTGTGACGTGGTCCGATGGCGCAGTGACCTAAGAAGCCTTGCACTTGATCAGCAGATACGGGTGGCCAGCGCTCACAACGTTACGGCCGTGGCATTGCCACTCCAGCTCTTGAGCGCGGCCGAGTACGGCATCATCCACAGTGCCGTAGTAATTGATCCGAAACGCCTCGCGCTCCGTGTACAGCACACCGCCCAATTGGCTCGTGCTCATTTGCTCACAACCGATGAAAAACGTGGTGTCGTTTTCGAAGCCGGCCAGCTCATCGGCTTGCATCGGCATCGCAAAGCCGAGTGCCTTGATCAAGCCTTCCACATCCGCGCTGCCGCCTCCGCTCGTGGCCGCTTGCGCCAAGAACTTTGCCGACGTGAGTTGTACCGCGCGCGGGAACATGCGCGGCGGCACGAGCAACGTGGAAGGTCTTAGAAAGCGGGGCGTTCTTCCATTCGGCATTTTCAGCGTAGCGATGTACGCCACAATCTTGCCGAGATTTTTGAGTGCTTCTTCGATGTTGATCGAATCATCGATCGGACATGCCCCCGGATACCCGGTGGCCGGCACCGCTGCGCCGGTGAGAATGTTGCCGAAGACTCCGGCGCTTTCCTTGAAGGGGTTGTAGGGGTGATCGGCGGCAAAAAACGGCTTGCCATCGTAGGCCATGTACATCCCCGGCGTGTGCGCGTTTAGAAGCAAGTGGCTGACTTGCTCTTGCGGCCAATAGGACATGTACGCGCCAATGTCCGCGCTCCACTGTGCGGAGAGCTCCATCCCACCGCCGTCGGTGTCTTCGAGCTGCGCGCGGCTAAGCTTCAAGCCGGCTCCGCTGAATTTGTTTTCGATCGTGGTGTATTGAGCCACGAGATCGTCAAAACGGATGTTGCCGCCGCTTTGCTGATCGCGGATCTGCGCCGTGGACAAGAGCCACGTGATCACATCTTTGAGCCCCGTGGTGGGGCGCGTCTTCGTGATGCGGTTCCACCAGAGGTTACTTCGAAGCCGCTCGTATTCGCGCTCCGTGATCACGGACATACGCGTCTCGAGTGACATGAGAAATGTTGGAGTCAATGCCGGCATATTGTGTCCTTGGATCCCTTCCCCGGCTTCACGGGCTAACGTAGGCGTTGGCGTGCCACTTGCCGCCGACATACGCGGCGATCACGCAATGGCGCTTGAGCGCGGTGAGTGCGGTGGTGAGCACCGCGGGGCCGGTCGCATCGCGGTATTGAACCGTGTGGCCATTGGCCACCCCGTTCGCGGTGAAGATCAACCACGTGCCTTCGGATGCCACCGCCGGCAGCGTGACAGTGGATGCGATCGCGGTGGCCGGCACCGCGATCGCGGATCCCGGCGCTGGCGAATCTGCGATCACCATGTCGCCAGCGGTGAAGGCCGGCGGGGTGACAATCGGCAACGCGCCGCCACCGCCACCACCCGCGCCACCGCCGCCGATCGGCAGCTTTTGCACGGCCACTCCGTCAGCCGTAGCAAACGCCCAAATCCGGCCGGCAACGCAGCCATTGGCGGCAAGCGTAACCGTTTGATCGTCGGCGCAATAGGCGATCGATCCGACATTGGCGGCCGAGATGCCGCCGGCACTCGCCCACCACTCCACTTCAATTTCAACGCAAAGGTTGACATTGATCGTGGTGTCCACGGCCAGCGCCGACGCATCCACCGTCTCGGCGGCAACACCGATGATGAACAGATCGGACTCGGCATGCGCCGGCTCCACTTTGCCCGTGGAGAGATCGATCCCGATCAGCGCGTGCTTCCAAATTTTCGCGGTACCGAATGCCACCGGGAAGCGCCGAAAAGTCCAGCGCTCGAAAGCACGCATCCGTTCCATGATCAATGCGGTCATATGGGTTGTGTCCTTGCGTTAGGCGGGGTGTTAGGCGGCCGCCTAGGACCGGCCGGCATCCGTGGTGATCGCGGCCGCGGGTGGCGTCTCCGGCAGCTCATCGGCCACCACGCCGAAAAACATCGTGGAGCCTTCCCGGCGGCAGCCGAATTTTTGTTGGGTAAGTCCCATGCGGCGATCCATGTCGGCCGTCTCCGAAGACGGAGCGAGCGCGGCCGGTCCTTGCGTGGAGCCGCGCGCGCTCGCAACGGTGGTGATCGGCGCGCGCTTCGCGATCGGCCCCTTCGGCAGTGTCTTGACCATGTCGCGCACCGTGGCGATCGGCGCTTTGGACAGTGCCGCTCGAAGCTCCGGTCCGAAGTCCGGCCGGCGCGCGATCAGCGTGGCGCGCTCGCGCGCTTCACCTTCGGCAGCGGCGCGCGCTTCGAGCCGGTGCACACGCGCGGCGAGCTGGAGCTCGGCGCTGGATGCCGAAGCGGTGGCGGTACTCGCACCCGGCGCGGCCACGCTCTTTGGCTTCTTGTCGGCCGGCGGTTCATCATCATCCATCGCCGCCGGCACCGCGGCAGCGTCCGGATCCTTGTCATCACTTTCCGCGTCCGGCTTGTCTTCGGCCGGCTCTTCGGCATCCGGCTTCGGCTCGTCTCCGTCCGGCTCTTCGTGCTTCGGCGGTTCGGCTTCGGCCATGGCCGCAAGCGCGCGCTTCGCCGCGGATGCGTTGGCGTCTCCGCCTTTGGCCATCTTTTCGAGCATGCCCCGCGCGGTGTCGTATTCACTCTTTGCAAACAGTCCCATGGGATCCTCACTGCTTGCGAAGGCAAGCGCTTGATCGAACGTGGCCACTCCGTCAGCAAGCCCCGCGTTCACGGCGCCATTGCCGTAAAACACAGCACCATCGAAGCCGGCCACCGTGGCCGCCGATAGCTGCGGCCGTTGCTCGCTGATCAGCTCGAAAAATTGCGCGGCCAAACCGTCCACGTGCCGCTGTGTTTCTACGAGCTCCGCATCCGTGATCGGGGAGTCGGGATTGCCGTCCAGCTTACGCGCACCGCTTGCGACGAAAGCCACACGCAAGCCGCTTTGCGCGTTGGCCGCGGTTAGGTCCGGCCGAGAGCTCAACACACCGATTGATCCCGCGGGGCATGTATCCCCGATCACGATCACGGTGGCCGCGGTGGCGAGCGCATATGCCGCGCTACAAGCCTTGTCCACGTAGGCAATCAGCGGCTTGTTTGCTTTGGCTGCGTCTTCCCGAATCGCGCGCGCCGTCTCGAAGCACCCCGACGCATCGCCGCCGGGGCTATCGAAGCGCATCACGATCGCGCGGCCATCGCTCGCGCATGCCTCATGCACGCGCGCGCGGATCGCTTCGTAACTGTCGCACCACATTTCATCCCGCTGGACAAGCGGACCCGAAATTTCGATCACGTCCACTTGCCCCACGCGCGCATTGGCGCGCGTGGCCGGCGCAAAAAAGAGCTCGAAAAACGCCTTCGGATCGATCGCCAAAAGACCGTGGCGATCGAAGCGGTGCGAAGATACGGCGCGCCGGCTCATGCTGCCGCCTCCATGTCTTCGTCTTCGTATTCGTCGGCGCTGGCGTCTTCGTCGGCGCTCGCATCTTCGGGGAGCTCGGCCGGCGCGCCTTCGGGCATCACCACCGCGCTCGCCTGTACGGTGGTATTTCCTTGGAGCGGGATCCCGAAGCGCGCGCACACCGCGGGAATATCGAGCTGTAAGCCTTGCGCCGCGAGCGCTTCGCTGATCACCTTGATCCCGTTGCCGGCAGCCACGAGCGCGTTGCCTTCGGCCGCTTTGTCTTTGGGCGGGGTAACGTCCCACTCCACGCATGCCGGCTTGTCTTCGATCGCCGCTTCCCCGAAGCGGCTTGCGACGAAAGCGGGAATCACTTGCGTGTTCAGCGTGTACGCAAGATCGTCGGCCGTGGCTTTGATCAGATCCGCGCGGATCGACTTGTGCACATCCGCGTTAGCAAAGCCGGTGCCGCCGGTGGTCGTAACTTCTTGGCCGCACACCGCAATGATCATCTCATTGTTTTGATCCGCGATCGTTTTGAGCCAGCACTCAAAGCCCCGGCCGTTGCTCTCCACGAGCTTCACGTCATAACCGGGCTTCATCCCGAAGACGGTATTCACGCCCCACGCGAGCACCGCGCGAAACCACGTATCGCTTTGGGCTTCGCTGCCGCCTTGCGGCATCACGGCCACGCGCGCGGGGTTTGCTAGCTTGCCTTCCCAATTGTCTTTGTGAAGGTTTGCGTGCTCTTTGCGGATGTACGCGCGGCCGATGCAACGCCAGATCCCATTCACCCACGGCGCGTTTCGGCCACCGGGTGTATGTAAAACCCAGCGGCCGTCTCCCGGCGTGATCGGCAAAAGCCCCGCGGTGCTCTTGAAGTACCAGCGATTTTCGATCCAGCGATAGATCAAGAAGTGCGGCTCCAGCCGCACCATCACCGGATAGTCTCGGCCGACTACCGGCACGAGCTCTGCCACACCGCAGCCAAGTGTGATGCCGTCGGCCGCGAGCGCGGCGAGCTCACTCGGTGGGCACATCTCATCGAAGACACTTCGTGTCTCGGCCGTATCGTGGCCAAGCTCCAGCGCCGCGATCACTTCGGGATCACCCCGGAAGGTTTTCGGCAGCCGGACAAGCCCACCGGTGCGCGTACTTAGGACACCGGAAAACACCCCGTCCGTCCGAGCCGCGCGCATGAGCTTGCCGGCCAGCTCCAGATTGCCGGCATCGGCGTCATGCTCCGCCGCTTCGAGCTGCGCCAAGTACCAGCGCGTTTGTGGGATCGTGGGGAGCTGGATCTGGCCGCCCATGCTGGCGCGCATACGGATCACTTCGGGCGAATCGAGATCCGCATACGCTGCCGCGTGTGGCGGCGGGGCTTGGTAAGCGGAGCGGCCGAGTAGGCTGGCCGTGTATCTCGAGATCGCTTCGAACACGCCACGCGAAGATCCACGCGCGCGCGGCAGCCGCGGTTACGTAGTGGGCTTCACTCGGCCGCGAGCGGCGAAGCGGCCACGGCAGCGTCCCACCCGGCCGCCCCGATCCCATACAGCGCCTGCAGCTTGGCGCGCGCGGCCGGACTCGGCCGCTTGTAGCCCGAAGCCCAGTAGCTCACGGCCGGCCGCGACACGCCCACGCGCGCGGCTACTTCGCGCTCCGTGGTGTACCGAAGCACCGCCAAGAGCGAGCGGCGGCCCCGACTGATCACGATCAGCGCCGTTGCCATATCGAAGCTCCAGCGTAGGGATCGATCAGCGGTGCGCCTTCGTGGCGCTGCGCGCGCTCCATGGGACTCGCGGCCGCGCGCGCGGCCGCCGAGAGCTCCGCATCCGCGCGCAGCGAGAGCGGCTCCCACGCGGCCAGCGCTGCGGCATCGTAGCGATCGGGGCTCCGGCCGATGAGCTTGCGAAGCGTGATCTTGTCCGTGACTTTCAAGCGGCCATTGGCGGCTTGCTTCCATTCGAGCGCGTGGAGCTCTTTGGAGAGCTTCGCATCTTCGAGGATCGCGCCGCCTTCGGCCATCCAGCTTTCAAGGTTCGCCGCGAGCTCATCGCGCATACGGTCGTATACGGTCGGCTTGCGCACCGCGCGATCGCTGGCGCGCATGCTCACGAGAATGAAAGCACCTTCGTGTTCATCCAGATACGCGCGCAGCTGGCCATCCAGTTGCGAGCCGATCGATCCTTCCCGATCGAAGACAACTACCGGAGTCTCGCGCGGCAGCGTGAGCGGCGGCCGCAAGAGCTGGAGCAACATGGCAAGATGCTGATCCGCACTGAGTCCTTGATAGGCTCGAAGCAAAAGCATCTTGACGCCACGGCGCGCGCAAAAGACCGTTTCGTCTCCGCTGCCGGACTCACCCGCGGGATCCAAACCGATGTACAGACACCCCGCCTCCGGCGCTTCGTACCAGCGCTTTTCACTCTCGCCGATCGCGTGAAGGGAAAAGATCTTCCCTTCTTCGTTTGTGGCGTGCTCGCCCCGGACGCGCACCCGGTACAGCGCCGACTCTTCGCCCCACTCGAGACGCTTTTCCGCGATCCACTCGCTCGTGGCCAAGCCGGGGATCACCACTTCACCGCGCATCACGTTCGGCGTGGTTTCACTCGAGACGCGGATCGTTTTGTAGTGGGCTTGTTTGCTCGTGAAGGCTTCGAAAAACTCACCGGAGTTTTTCGTACCATTGCCCATAAGCACGAGCTTCGCGCCGCCGGCTCGATTGCCTTCGATCGCTTCGAAGATGAGATCCGGGACACCGCTTGCCTCGTCTACCAAGTACAAGAGATTGGATCCGGAGATGCCGGCCACGGCTTCGGCTTCCCTACTCGTGAAGCCGACGATCTCTCGAAAGTCTCCGCTCTTGAGTCCGGTCCTTGCTAACTCGCCTTGATCACCATCGATCACGGCCGAGTGCGGACATGGCACCGGGATCGCGCGGCCGTCCGGATCTTCGAGCTTGCATGCGAGACACCGGCCGCTACGCGCACGCAACATGCGCAGCTCGCGCCAAAGGATCTGATCGACTTGCCGCGCGGTGGTGCTGGAAAGGATCACGCGCGCATCCTGAAACGAGCAAAAAAACCAGAGTGCCAATCCCGCGATGCATGCCGACTTGCCGACTTTATGACCCGAGCACACCGCTACGCGCGGATAGTCGCGCACCGCTTCCACAATCTCGATTTGCCGCGCCCACGGCTCGAAGCCGAGCACTTCCCGAAAGAAGCCCACCGGCTCGCGTCTCCACTTCGCACTCGGGAAGCGCACCCCCGTGGCGCGCTGGACTAGCGTGCGCAAGCCGATGGATAGGTCGGCGGCAAAGGTCGCATCGGCCGGCGGCAACATGGCCGCCTTGCGCTTCGCCACTTCGATGCCGACCACGCTTGTCATTTGTCCAGCCGTCCAATCGCATCGATCACGGCTTGCGCGGCGATCGGGTGGGGCTCCAGCGCGGCCACGATGGCGGCGCGCAGCTTGCGCCAGCTCGGATGCGCGGTGACATAGCGCGCTTCGCTGTACTCATTGGCTTGCTCCAGTTTGGCGCGCAGCGCGAGAATTTGAGACTCGGCCGTGGCGAGCTTTACGCGCTCTTGCGGGATCAAGCCTTCGGCGTTTCGTTCGCGCCGGAGGATCGCCGCGATGGCCAAACAGTCTTCGAGCGTAGTCGGGGTGTGGCCATTGCCGGCCACTTCATCCGCCGACGGCTCATCCGGCAGCGTCCCACCCGGCCGCACCGACCACGCGCGCAGGGGGATGCCGTAGCCGGCAAAGAGCTTGGCGCGCGCGGTGGCTCCGGGAACCTTTGCGCCGCTGCGCCAATCGCTCACGGCCGACTCCGATCGGAAGCCGCACCGGCTGGCGATCGTTTCGTATGTGTCCGTAAGCTCCACGAGCCGGCGCTGGCCTTCGGTGCGGATCACCGAAGGTTGCCGGCCGGACCGTGGTGGCTCTTTATGTCCGTTGCCTTTGGCCATTATCAAGACTCGTGCCAAGTCGGATATCGCGAAATCATTGAGTTTTTTGGCGTGTCCGGTTTTTGCGGCGCGG